CTTGAGCCTGACACAATAGGTTGGTTAGACCTAAAGTGTCATTTAATCATCGCCACGTAGTAGCTATGTTACTGGAGCGGTTGAATTGCTTCAACAGTTTCCAGTCGGCTGATACCCACCTGGGTACCAACCGCACAGCGCCACGTCGGGTGTACGCGCTGACGGAGAATGGGAGACCTGTTTCCAGGTCAAACATCCCCTCATCGCATCTGCGAGTCACCGTGCTATCACCGAGCGAGTCGGATGTGGCTTCTGCGAAATAACGCAAAAGTTGCTTCCACCCGCTTATTGAGTGATTTATAACACGGGGCACTACGCACCAAACGAGCCACTGACGCTTTTGGAGGTTTTCCTCCTCAGTGCAGGGACTTATTCTGGTACGAAAATGCCTGAGTGACTCCGGTACTTCTCGAAGAGACGGACATGGTAAACCCATGGACGACTCCGGGATCCTCCCGTAAATGCGGAGGAGCTCGCCTGCGATTAGATCGTAGGTACGGAAGTAGCGTCTATCATACAATGAATTAGCATAGCTAATCCACGATGAATAGACGTCAGGACTGCGTGATGACTGCCAGACTGTTCTGAAACGAACAGGAGTGACTGGGATGCCAGAAAAGGCGTCCATGCCACACGACTCCCTAAAGAGTCCACTGGTACAACTTTTGTCGCGGTTTACTTTTAAACCAAACGACTCGAGTTGAGCGATGGCGTTCGCGGCGTGAGCCGTGGGTACCACTACATCATCACCATACACCAAGATACTCTCGCGAGTATCCGTATCGGGTGCACCAGCGGCCAAGATAGCCCAAACACAAGCTGCAAGGACGGGAAAGCATACAGCTGATCCCATCGGCGCAAACTTGTTAAGAGCTTGAACTTGACCACTCGGTAACACCGTAGTCAGAGAGCGACTTGCTAACAAAGCCCCTAACAGGGGCTCTGGAAACAAGAGCTTAACTAACCCCACCGATACACGATCGCTTGCCTCAGCGAGGTCAAGAGTCGCGTATTTACCGTTAAGGGACCCCAAAAGGGCTCCTAGCTGGTTAGGTTGTTGGTCAGTGAAATGGATATTCCACCTTGTTAAAGGGTGAGATTCCAATGATCTTACCATAGCCCGAAACAGCCCCTGTTGTATCCACATATTTGCAAGTGGTTCACAGGAGATAAGTCGGGGACCTCTGGAGTCCTTCGGCACGAGTATAACCCGTGCTGAGAGCTCCTCTCCGCCAAGAGATTGAATCTCTTGCAGAGCATCGCAGACATGCCCTAAAGACGCATAAAAGAATTTGTCAATAGGGAAGTGCTGCGCTAGACGATCCGGGATAACTGTCCACTGATACTTACCCCAAAGCTGTTCTTTTGTAGAAACAGCCCCAGGTCCGTGCCGTGGATGTATATCCGTAGGATCGAACCTGCCGAAGACCTTCGTGAGAAGATCTCGAGCAGCGCGAATATGAGCGTAAGGGACAGGAAGCCCGAGACAGACACTTTCATGTCCGTCTTGAGGGTATCCGTTGCAGGGCGGAGAGTTCCGCCGGTGCAATTCGTCCAGAACGCCGTTCGACAAGTCAGGGCGTGAAACACGTCGCTGACGTTCAACCATACAGCTGTCTTTTCGACAGCTGATGGAACTAGCATCTCCGAGTGGACCCGTAGCCGGCACGCGTTGTTCAAAAGGATTCTTCCCTTTGAGCTCCGCAAGGCTGGCACGTGGTTTATCAGGAGATGTGCGAGTATCAATCGATTGCGCAAACTCAACTCTGAGACTTTCCAGTCTTTGAGCCAGGTCTGCAAACCGATCGGAGTAAGACTTGATGTCTTCCTCAGTTTGTATAAACTTACTGATGGTTGCATCTTTCAACTCTGTCTCGTAGGGCAGCTCGTACTTATAAAATAAGTACAATACCTGCCTCAACGTTTTGATACTATTTACACACGGTGTCGGAAGGGTCCGACCGTCGTGGGCAAACACTTGATTGAAAAGCTCACCGAGAAACCTCGGCAGCTTACTATTCGGCTGGGGCGTTAGCCTCAGCTTGGTAGCGTCAATCGACGCATTGCCTGCAAGAGCCAAATCAATGGCCTTTGCAAGACGGGGAAGAGTTTTCGTGAGAAAACTCATACCTTCCCGTGCAAGTCGTTTTCTTACCTTTTGGGTAGTAAGACGACAGGCACGTGATGAGAACACTTCATTGTGTAACGTTTGAACATCACACAGAAGTGCGGCGATGACTTTAACAGTCATCGGATCTTTTGGCTCGCCCATATTGGGAGGAGTCATCCGATATATGCACACACTGTGTGACACGTTTTAGCACGAAGAGGACCGCATCCTCCCTTTCGGGAGGATACGGCTATGACCGTCTCACATCACTGTGAGGAATGGGTCAAGTTGTTTGTCGTCACTACAGGGGTCAATGTACGGCTCGGCATCAATCCTTGCGGATTGAAGTTGCCTCGGTCGATAGATAATCGATCGAACGTACAACCCATGTAGCCTAGCATAAGCCCAAAAAGGCCTGCTAGGGAAACGAGGATAAACAACTTCCTCGAAGACAGCGGCCGTTTCATTTTACAATGATCCGGCCACTAAGGCAGCGGCGCCGTTGCCAGAACAATCAAACAGAACCGTGGTTCCCGCGCCAGTTGTGGCGAGGAAACTCATAAGTTCTGCGAGAACGTTCTTGGCTTCGTCGTACGATGCGATATTCCCAATTGGAATATCCAACACCGCATAGGCAGACACAGTGACTGGTGATTCGTCAGTTCCGGCGACAGTTTTGTCGACGCGAACAACGGACCGCCGTCGCTGCTTGAAGCCGGACCCGGACTCTTGATGTGAAATCTTGAGTCTGTGTTCGGCATTAGGAAGTTCTCCAACCATGGAGAATTCTGTTTGCCTTTCGTTGCTACTCAACCGGCTGAATTCAACTTCAGTACCGGCGGAGTTCTTCACTTCGTTCGTGTTTAGTGTGTTTGTTAGCATACTTCAGTCCCATTTAACCCGGGACAAAGGGTATGTGACACAAGTAACACTAGCGTGTAACCGCTAATGCACCCGCCAATATGAACTCTTTCGGGTTCAATGAGTTCGCACGAAGCGAACGATAAATGTCCGGTTTCATAGGCGCTCTAATGTATGCGCTTTCAGAGACCGAACATGTTGGTATCGGTGATTGCGGTTGGTAGAGGTTATTCGTGCCATTCCCATTTCGGGAAATAGTCATGATTCTCTCTACTTTAAACGACCACAGATAACGGGTTAGATATGTTACAGGTTCCAAGTTGCGCAACGCAAATTGACCGAGCCATTGGTTTACACCAACGAACCAGTCAACCACGAAGCTCCATGGAATGGCGTTCCAGACGATCACGGGGTTAAGATTAACTCCGAGAGCATCCAGATAGCCAAGAACCCTCGCTTCGCGAGGGGTGTACCCGATCAATCGATACGAGTACTCCATTTGGGCGTGGAACAGGGCATTACTGTAATTGACAGTACGGATCTTCGTGTTATCGCCATCGCTCCAGCCACCTAGCTGGGCTTTGGTTGTGACACGCGTTTCCGTACCACCAGTATACAGATTGTTCAGGTACCGCTTGTAATGGCGGATCTGAACTTTGTCCCTATTGGCAAGCAAGTTATCCACTTGTTTACCAATTGAATGATATGCTGAATAAACATCAGCTATATCACGCAACAGAGGCTGAATGTTGAATTCCTTTTGAAGGAATACATCACCAGCCAACTTGAGGATCTGACCACCAGGATAATTAAACATCTTCGGTCCTAACTTCTTGTAAGTTTTGGACAGAGATGCAAGGTGCTTAAAGCTCGCAAGAGCTGAATAAGCATGCTTTATCTGGCTCAGTGTGTGACCTAAGGACTTTACGTCCTTCAACTCATATATACTGTTCAGTATACTGAGCTTAGGTCGAATACCGGGGAGCATTGTTCTAATGCTGTCCTCGATAAGGTCGTTGATATTGCCGGGCGTTACAACGTAACGCCCAGTATAATCATCAACCCACAGCGGCTTTAGGGAGGAAAAGATTCCACCTAAAGTCGGATCCCCTGAGAAAGCCCCGTCTTCGTCCTGTGGGACGGAGGAGGGGTACGACAACCAAGGGCCACCTCCATCATGATCACGGCTCGATTCACTAAGAATCGTACCGCTCATGTAGGTGGTCACTCGCTTGAAATGTTGGAAACCATTCCAGCGATCACGGGTAGCGTTGGGGTCCACATACGCAAATTCATCGCGTACGGGGAGTTCCCCATGACCGTCCGTGTAAGGATACTGACTAGTGTCAACCCACGAACCGCCACTCTGTATGGGATACAGAGTTTTGGGATCGGAGGCTGGCTTGGTCAGGTGTCGTTCTTTCCACATATCTAATCGGAAGGAGAAGTGTTCTCCAAGAGCTAGCGCGCCACGAGGCGCGCT